AAAAATATAGTGATTTCATCTTCTTCAAAAAAAACATGGGAAAATATATCTTGTAATAAGTATGCATCATTATAACTTATTTCTATATTTCTTAACCAATTACCTTGCATATCGCATATGCCGAGCATAAATGTAGTTTTCATATTAATTCCAATTTAAAATTAAGTGTTTGAATGTCGTTTAAATAATGATTTGCAGAATCTTCCAGCAACTGCCTAATTTCTTGCTGCAGGTTGAATGGTACATTTGACTGCTCCATGCAGACAAAATGATTTTTACCTGCTTTGTCTTTAGCATCAAAATAAATTCGTACCCCAATTATTTCAGGGTAATTCAAAACACTCTCTAAAAAATTGATTTTTTCTTGTATTGCTTTAATTTCCAGCAATACCTTTTCGGTGGGATTGTGTGGCATAAAAAATATTTTAATTGTCAGTTAATGACTGCAAATTAAAAAAACATTTTAATCTGCCAAATATTTTTTAAAATATCCTATATTTTATTTTAAAATAAAGGTGAAAAAAGTATGTTTTAATCATTACTTTGAATGTATTTTAGACCGCCTACAGCGGTGCTAAAATACATTTTATCTACGATAATAAGACACATAATGAATAATTTTTTTGCACAAAATGAAAAAAAGTTGAAAAATGGGTAAAATTCAGCCATTTTATTGTTTTTTTTAGTATTTTTGAGTATATGAAAAATGCTTTTTGGATTATACCTGCAGCCATTTTAGTATGGATAGGTATCAAAAAATATAATCTATCAAAATCTTATACCTTAAATTTTAAGCGTATAAATCTTTCAGATATATCATTTTCTAATCCTGTAGTAAATATTGTATATGAAATAATAAATCCAACTCAGACAACGGCTAATGTTCAAAATGTTACTGGAGCCTTATTTTATAATGGAATTTTTATAGGTAATATTGTTGATTTTAAACAATTTACTATAAATCAGGGTACAACTGAATTTAAAATTACTGCTAAAATTGATTATATTGGATTATCAAAATTAGTTTTGAATATGGCTAATAAATTTCAAATATATTTTGATGGTAAAATAACTATTGATTATATTGATTTTCCTTTACAATTTACTTATCAAAAATGATGTTAATAGATAAAAGAACTTTAGCTGGAAAATTAAGCCCATTTATTAATGAGCAAAGAGTTATTATAGATAATCAGGGAGTAAATGATATTATATCAGGAATGTTGAATACACATGATAGATATAAATCAGAATATGATAAGATTTATAAATATTTTGAAGGAACAACTATAGAACAAACCTGCAGAAATATTTGGAACTTTTTAAAACAAAATGTACCCTACGGCATCGAATCTGAAAACTACCAATATTTAAAATCACCATCAAGTATTTTAAATACAAAAAATTCTGATTGTAAAAGTTATGCATTATTCAGTGCAGGTTGCATGTCGGCACTTCAGCGTAATACAGGTGCAGATATTGATGTAACTTTTAGATATGCATCATATGACCCATTTGATAATACACCCGAACATACTTTTTGTGTAGTAAAAGAAGGTAATAAAGAGTATTGGATTGACCCTGTATTAAATAAATTTAATCAAAGGAAAGAACCATATTCATATATAAATAAAAAATTAAAAAAAGATAACATGGCACTAATTGCATTAGCAGGTATTAATCAAAGAAAACAAGTAGGTAACATTAATTTTGGTGATTTATTTAAAGATATTGTAAAATCAGCTCCTGATATTATTTCTGCATCTAGACGTAATACAGGTGGTGGATATACTCCATCAGGTTTTCCAATGACTACAGGTACACCATATACACCACAACCAACACCACAACAAGGAATTAGTACAAATACTATTTTATTAATTGGCGGTGCTGCAGTAGTAGCATATTTATTATTTAAAAGGAAATAATGTATAATTATTATAATAATAATAAACAAATTGGGGATATTAAATTCGTTCCTGTAGTAACTAGTGAACCTATTAGTTCATTAATTGCTACTGCAGTTGCTACTACTATTAGTTCAATATTTGCATCTTTAAAAAGACCTGCAGGTGAAGCTAGAGATGTTATTGCAGTTGTAAAAAATCAAATACAAATACAAGATGCTAGAATGAGATTAGCATCAGTTATTGCTGGTAGTCAGAAAAATTATAAAGCTGCAGATGTAGATGTGCAAGAATTGTTATTATGGTATAGAAAAAATTATCCAAATGATTATCAACAATTAACTCCTGATGATATGATTTTTTGGAATCAATATTTAGATAATTATAGAAATAGGTTTTTATTACAAAGACCTGATTTGCAAAAGTTTTTAGATGCATCTTATTTTACTAACGAACAAATTAATTATAGTAAACAACTTTCTTCACCTTTATCTACTACAAAAAAAGCTGGATTAAATATGTTTTTAACTATTGCTTTAGTAGGTGCAGGTATATTTTTATTAATAAAACAAAAAAAGAAATAACATGACTGCAGCACAAAAAGCAGCTAGAGTAAAATTTAATAAAGCTATAGCTATTAGAAAAAAAACAGGATGTACTTTAAAAGAGGCTTTTGCACAAGTTTATGGTAAAAAAGTAGGTGCAGTAAAAAAGAAAGCTCCTAAAAAATCTGCTCCTAAAAAGAAAGCAGTTAAAAAAGATAGTTACCATAAAGATACAAAAAGCCACAATGTTAATATTAGAGTAGTATCAGGAGTAAAGAAAAAAGCAGCAAAGAAAAAAGTAGGTAGTACTTTAAGATTATCTAAAGGAGAATCTAAACTTGGTCTAATTAAAAAAGAACCTAAAAAACTAGGATTAGCAGAACAAATAGGTAAAATCAAAATGGGTAGTGTATTTATTTACTATAAAGGATTTTCTATAGAAAGAATGTTATTAACTATTCAAGGTCAAAAAAAGAAAAAACCTATATTTATAGTACATGAATTTGGTGATACATATAAAACTTTAGCTGAAGCAAAAGCTGCAATTAATTTTTTAGCTAGATAATGCCTAACAAAATAATAGATATTAACCCTAAGGGTGGCGGTAAAGCATCAAAATCAAATCAATTATTATTGATGGATGATGCTAAAGAGTATTTAAAAAAATATAAGCCATTAAGAAGTCCTGTATTAAAATTAGTGCCTAATGTATTTAAAAGTTTTGAGGTTAGCAAAGCTAGTGAGTTAATATTAAAGCAATATAAATTTGCTGGTATTGAATTTGGAAATTGGGTGAATCAATATAGGAGAATTGATTTTTGTTTTAACCTTTATACTGCATTGTTTGATTTAAACAAAGTATTAAAGTTTAATAATAATATAGGATTTAATAAATCTATTTATGTTGCTTATGGTGCTAGAGGTGTACAAAAAGCACTTGCACACTATGAGCCATTAAATAAAGTTATTAATTTAAGTAGGGATAGAAGATTAGATAAAGATGATGTAGATTTTTTTACAGGGGTTCAGCGTTCACCATTTGCACAAAAGCCATCTGAATATTTAAGCACTCAAAGTAAATTTCGGGAGCATAAATCAGGTTATGGCAGTTTTGCACATGAATATGGACACGCTATAGATTATATAGTAGCTGAAAAATATACAACTAGAAACCGACCATTGACAGGTGGAAAGGTAGTTTTGACAAATCCTAAATATAAAACTGCATACTCTAATTTTGTAAAAGGAATAAATACAGGTAATAGCAAAATAGAAATGTTATTTTTAAATTGTTTTGAGCCTTTACTATTTACAAAAGATAAGCCTACAGGATTTTATAAAAGATTGTATGTCTATACTTTATTAAATGGTACTTACTATAGTCAATTAAATGAAATATGGGCTAGGACATTTGAAGTTTATGTAGCTTATAAACTACAAAAGCAAGGTATTACCAACAAATTTTTAGTAAAAGAAGGCAAAGGAAAGTACAGGGATGAAGTAGGTTCTGCAGGGTATAAAGCTATTTATCCATCTTTTGGTGAAATAGCTAAAGTTTCTAAAGAAATAGATGCATTTATAGCTGAAATAGCTAAAAAAATATAAATAAAAAATCTTAATTTTACACTAATAAAAAAAAAACAAAATGGCAAGAAGAAAAAAACAAACAAAACGCAGAAGTACACGCAGACGCATGGGTGCTACTAAAGGCGGTTTAATGTCTGCTTTATATTTAGTGGGCGGTGCAGCGATTGCACAGGGTGTTACTAAATTAGTAGATAAGGCAATGGCTAGTAGTTCAATGTCTGACATGACTAAAAAAGCAATTTCAGGTGCAGCTCCAATTATTGCAGGTTATTTTACCCCTAAGTTTATTAAGGGTGATGTAGGTATGAAATTAGGTGCAGGTATGATTGCAGTAGGTGGATTGAAGTTAGTTCAATCTGCAGGAGTTCTTTCAGGTATTGGTGCTATGAATTATTATAGCAATAAGCCTGTATCAACTATTGCTGGTTATCAGGGTGCATCTGCAGGTACTTATATTGCTGGTATCAAAAATGCAGCTACATTAGAGCAGTGTTAATTTAACTTTTTTCACATTTAATAATAATTAAAAACATAAAGAATATGAGTTTTAGTTCTCAAATCGGCTCAAGATTAGTGTTTGAAAATTCAAGAACACTTATTGAGCAATTAGGTTATGATGCAAGTCACGCAGTATTAACCCCTTCTTTTTTACGCAGTGAAGTACTTTTAACAACAAGTGCTGCATCTTATCGTGTACCTGTTTTGGTTAATGATAACCAAAATGGTAACCCAACCGTTCGTGAACAACGTCTGGCACTCCAAGACCTGTTTATTGTTAGCCAAATTCAAATCTTTTTGGTTAGCGGTGCAGCAACAAATGGTGCAGCTAAATTTTATAGCTACCCTAACTTAACTGCTTTCCCTACAGGTGCAGCACAATTATACAACTTGTATAATGGTTACTTTAATGTACAAGTTAATAACCAAAACGTACTACCTAAATGGAGTGTTGGACAACATTATGTTGTAAACCAAACACAACAAAATACAAACTTTAACTCTGCTACTGCTACTGCTCCAGCACAATATACTATTGATGAGTATAGCGTAGAATCAGATGGTAATATTGTTTGCGAACCAAACTTTGTACTAAATGGTGCATCTAATATTAATGCAAGTTTAATTTTACCTGCAGCTCCTTCTGCTCTTGATTCTAATACATATGTAGCGGTAAGATGGTCAGGTATCTTAGCTCAGAACTGCACTAGCGTTAAGTAAAAAATATGCATGGTACGCTTATGAATACCCCTTTGGCGGTTGCAGGTCAAACCGCCATTATTTTATTATATTAAAACGTAAATAATGACTCTAGAAAGATTTGAAGCAGTTGAAATACCTGTACCATCAGGTAGTACTTTAACTCGCTTTTATTTTAATGATTTGCCAAATTTGCGTAATGCCAAAATTACCAGCGTACAAGTTTATACAACTGATACTATTTCTGCAACTCCATTAACAGGTGCTACTCCTGTAACTATTGCAGATTTAAAAAAATCGTTTTTAACTTTATATGAAGGTGATTTGCAGTTAATTTATAACATCCCAATGTTATCTTTTAACAATTTTGCACAAAATGCTACAACATCTGCAGCTTATGTGTTTCAATTACCGCAGGTTGATGGTATTACAATTTCATGGGTAAAATCATATATTTCACTACCAAGTGCTTTGGCAACTACAGGAACCACATATAGCTTTGGTGTGTATTATCATTTTTAAAAAATTAGTATCATGGCAGTGAATAAAGCACAAGCTACAGGTACTCGCAGAATTATGGAGTGGTTTGATAGAAATGCAACCACTCCATACTTTTCGGTATGGAGCAATACAACCCCATCTAAAAAAGAATTAAATTTTGGATGGTACGAAGAAGATTTAGAAGCAGGTAGAAATAAATTAGAAAATGATTTAGATGCACTAGAGCAAAATGGTGTAAATGAATTATATACTATTTTATTACATCAGAAGAAAAATAAAGATGGTTATATCACTTTAGATACTCCGTATTATGCATCATTAAAGTTTAGAGCTGCAGAATTAGAGCAGCCTATGATAATGCCTATGCAACATATTGCAGGTATGAGTTCAAACCATCGTCTAGAATCAGTATTAGAAAAAATGATGGAAACACAAAACATGATTTTGACTAAATTGAGTGCAGATGAATTTGATGAAGAAGAAGATGATAATGATGAAAATGATATGATAGGTGGACTTATGAAAAATCCTGAAATTCAAGCTATGATAATGGGGGGAATAGGTAAAATATTTAATTTAGCAGGTGAAAAACCTGTAGCAGTTGCTGGAGTAACTGAATTGAATGAGGATGAAGTATTTACTATTGTTAATTCGCTAATGGATAAGGGCGTAACTATTGAGCATTTAAGAAAGCTAAATGAAATGTCTAGCGTAAAATTAAATTCTCTATTATTAATGTTATAAACTTTTTTCACCTTTAATATATGCCTAGAAAAAATCCAATATTAACTGCAAGTACTGAAAAAGTAGTTACTTATGCTATAGGTGCAGGTATTACCTATTTTTTAATAGTTAAGCCTGTATTGGTAAAATTAGGTATTTTAAAAAGTGCTGCAGAAATAAAACAGGAAAGAGTAAATGCTGGAAACGTAGATACATATATTGCAGATACTTTAAGAGTGCAAACTCCTACTAAATCAGTAGGTGAATGGACTATTATAGCAGATAAGATTTATGAAGATTTGAAATTTAGTGGAGTATCTGATGATAAAAAGGATGCTGGATATCAAGTTACAAGAGTAAAAAATGATGCAGATATAGCCGTTTTATACAAAGCATTTGGTAAAAGACAGGAATATTACTTTGGTGTACCTTATGGGGGATTAAGAGATTTGATGGCATTTATAACCTCTAATTTATCTAGTGATGCAATAGCAACCATTAACGATAATTATAGAAGAAAAAATATAAAATTTAGATTTTAATGGATAAGATTAAAACAATAGCAGCATTAGGATTAGGGATTCTACTTTTTTCATCCTTTAGAAAAAAAGGTACTCCTACATCTACATCTAGTAGAGGGTATATTATACCTTCTAATTTACCTACAGGTGTTAAGTTAGTTTATAGCAAAGTAGGCACTATAGTATATGATAGAAATTTTAACGAAATATATACCTATGAAAATCCAAACTTTGGATTAGCAGTTACAGGTACAAAAGGGTATGAAATGTACTCCGTTGTAATTGGTAATGATTTTCTAAATGGTATTCAAGGTTTTGTATTTAAAAAAGATGTAACTGAATAATATGAAAACTAATAAAAATTTAATGCTATTATTAGCTGCAGGTGCAGCTTATTGGTATTTTGCAATATATCTAAAAAAGAAAAAATCAGGACTTCCTCCTAATAGAAGTGATATAGTTATAAAAGAGGATTTAAATGCTCCATTAACTCCTGAATATATACCTGTACAACCAAGATTGCAGCCATTAGCTTATCAATCTGATGTTGTTTCTGAGAGTGATAATGTTTATAATGTTAAATATACAATGTCTGGTTATAAAAGATTAGGCAGGGTACCAAATACAATTTAATTATGCAACAAGTAAATATAACCGCACTTAAATATGAAGTTGATTTTTATCAAGTTGATGTTAGTCAATATGTAGGCGGTGAACCATTTAACGCAATTACTTTTATCAATTATGGCACTAGCGTGGTAAGAATTGAGAATGTAGTATTGCAACCAAATCAGCAATTTGAAGTACCAGCTAATGCAGGTGAAGTAAGTACACAAAGATTTTTTGTGAACTTTGGTAGCAGCACTACAGGTAATAATTGCACAATAGTTAGTAAGAGATATTTAAACTTATAATAAATGAAATTAGGAGTTACATTAGATATATTAAATCAAAAAGGCACTCCTGCATTTTTTGCAGATACTTTAGCTAATAGACCTGCAGCAGGTTTTACAGGTAGGGTATTTATTTCAACTGATACTTTAGATTTATATAGAGATACAGGTACTACATGGGTGCTTTTAAGCCCATCTAGTACAGGAACAATAACAGGTAGCGGTGCTGCAGGACAGGTAACATACTTTAGTGCAGCATCCAGCATTACAGGTAGTAATGATTTATTTTTTGATTCAGTAAATGGTCATTTAGGTATTGGTACAATTACACCATCAACCGCATTAACGATATTTCATGACCAAAATCAAATTATACAAATAAATCAAACAACTGCTACAAACGATACTAAAATTGCATTTCAAAATAGTGGTACACCATTATGGAGAATTGGTAATTCATATAATGCAGGTGCAAATGATTGGGGTATTTATGATGTAGTGGGTTCTATACAACCATTAACTATAAAAAAGACAACAGGTCAAACTTTTATAGGTTCGCAAACAACATCCAGCGGATTATTAGTTGTTAATAGTTCTACTGCAGATAATCAAATAGTAGCTATTGGTGCTAATTCACCATCTATCAGAGTAAGAAATGCAGGTACTGCACCTACTCAACAATTTGGGCTAGGTCTAGCAACTGCTACAAATAATTTTATTCAGGGTTCTGCAAGTGGTGATTTTTGTTTATTTAATGGTAGCACTACTGCAAGTCCAATATTATTTGGAGTTTATGATGCAGTTGCAGTAAGCGTACAAGAGGCTGCTAGAGTATCGGCAGCACGAAATTTACTTGTGGGAACAAGCGTTGATGGTGGATATAAACTTTCTATTAACGGAACTGGATATATAAACAATAGATTAACTATTGACGGAACAAGTGGAAGTCAATATATACAATTTTATAATAGCGGTGCAGATAGAGCTCATATATATTGGGAAGAATTATCAAATAGTTTATCTATTGGTACATATGTTGCTGGTGGTTCAATACAATTTGAAGTTGCAAATAATGTTGATGCAATGTTATTAAATTCTTCTGGAAATTTAGGTATTGGAGTAACCCCTAGTTCTTGGAGTAATTTTAAAGTAATAGAATTTGCAAATGGTATTTATCTTGGAACATTTTTAGGTGGTGGACAAACTATGTATCTTGGAGCAAATAATTATTTTGATGGTAGTGATTATATTTATAAAGTTTCAGGATATGCAACAAGATATCAACAAACATCCGGTAATCATGGTTGGTTTATAAGTACTATTTCAGGAACTGCTGGTAATATTGCTTCATTTAATCAAGCAATGACATTAGCTACTACTGGAAATTTATTAATAGGCACAACAACAGATGCTGGGCAAAAATTACAAGTTGCTGGCGCAATTACATCTAATGGTGATGTAAGTGGCGGTTTTGTAGGTTTGACTATTAAAAATAATAGCAGCGGTGCTAATGCTTCACAATTATCAATGCAAACACTTACACAAAATTGGTATGTAAATGTAAGAACTGATAATCATTTTAGCATTTTTAACGCAACGGCAGCTACTACTTCATTCATAATTAAAACTAGTGGTGTTATTAACTTACAAAATGTACCAACAACTTCAGTTGGTTTAGTCAGCGGAGATGTTTATAGTAATGCAGGAATTTTAACAATAGTACCTTAAATAAAATAATATGAAACAAATACAACCATTCACTCTTTGGGTAAACGGACAACAACAAACCGCAACCCTTTTTAACTTAATTATCATTAATGATAACTTATTAAATAGTGCTAATTTTTATTGGCAGTTATTAGACGCTGATAGTGTTAAGCTACAAGATGGTAATTTAACAATGGATGCTGCAGATTATGCAGTATGGAGTTCTACACAAGATATTAATCTAGCTGCTTATCAATGGGCTGCATCAAAATTAAATATTACCTTAGTATAACTTTTTTAACCTTCAAACCTTACAAAAAATGGAACAACTAACAAATGAAAAAGCATTACAAATTATTAAAGAAGTAATGGATGCTGCAACAAAGGGTGGATTATTTCCAAACATGGATGCAACATTTTTAGCAGCTAATGCTTTTAATGTAATTTCTAAAGCAGTATTAAATAGTGAAAAAGTTGAGCATGGGCATTGAAATAATAATTAGTGCATTTGCTTTTGTAGCAGTTGCTGGTGGATTTTATTATAATACCAAAACTAGATTAGATAAAATAGAAATAGATTTATCTAGCTATAAAAATTCATCTACTGAAATAGTAGATAGATTAGCACGAATAGAAACAAAATTAGATTTTGTAACTAAGAAATAAAATGTACAAGATTTCTTTATATACTAGAAAAAAAGCAAAAAAGCTAAATGTAATTGTATTACCTAGTGAAAAAAGAAATAAGAAGATTGATGTGTATGATATTTACGGCAATTTATTAGCTAGTGTAGGTGACATTAACTATTTAGATTATCCTAGTTATTTAAGATATTGCGGTAAAAAGATAGCAGAAGAAAGACGGAAAGCATATAAGATAAGGCACGAAAAAGATAGACATATTAAAGGAAGTGCTGGATATTATGCAGACCAATTATTATGGTAATTAAAATTAATTTTATGTTTAAAAATTGGAAAACAAGTTTATTCGGATTAGGTAGCATATTAACAGGAGTAGCAACCATATTTAAGGGTGATGCAGTTGCTGGAGTAACTGCAATCATTACAGGACTTGGTCTAGTAGTTGCTAAGGATTCAGAAACAATTAAATAATATGAATACAACTACAAAAGTAGTAGTTATATCAGCTATTGTATTATTATTACTAACTGCAAATATTAAAGAAGTGTCAGGAAAGGCTTTAGCATTAATTAAAAGATTTGAAGGCGAAAAATTAAGCAGTTACCAAGACCAAGCAGGTATATGGACAATAGGATGGGGTTCTACTTATCACCATGACCTTAAAAGAAAGGTACAAAAAGGTGATATAATAGATAAAGAAACTGCTCTAAGATGGCTAAGATTAGATGCTGCAGCATTTGCAGATAATGTAAAAAGATTAGTTAAAGTACCTATAAATCAAAATCAGTTAGATTCATTAACATCATTTAGTTATAATGTAGGTAATAATGCTTTTGCAAATTCTACATTATTAAGAAAATTAAATCAGGGAGCATCTAAACAGGAAGTAGCTTTAGAATTTGCTAAATGGAATAAAGTAACCATTAATGGTGAAAAAGTTGTATCTAATGGATTAGTTAGAAGGCGAAAATTAGAGGCTGATTTATTCTTAAGTTAAGTAAGGTTTGATTGATAGTTGTTTATTGATGAAGAAAGCCCCCTAAATGGGGGCTTTTTCATTTAGGTATATTCGTTCTGCAAACTGCTTTGTTTCTTTATAGTACAGGTTAAAATAAGATGCATTTATGATTTTGCAAAAATTAATAAAACTATTAATATTGCCAATATTTCGATATTTTCTAACTATAGTTTTATCTTCAAAAAAAACTATAGCAGTATATAGTGTTTTACCCATTATTTGTTTTGATTTTTCTTTATATGGTCTGTTTCATCTTCATTCCATTCCCAACAATTAGGGCATAAATCTTCGTTATTTAATTCAATCCATTCATTACAATCTGCTTCATTTCTTGCCCCATCTATATCACTCCAAGCAGCAAAATCGCTTCCTTCGCATACGTTTTTTCCACACCCATCGCATATAAGCGTGTACATTGTTACTTCTTGTTTCATAGGTTATAGCTTTTTATCTTTTATACAAAAGTATCTAATACCATCTTTAGTAATTGCTTTTAATTTTCGGGCTATTACCAGCTTTGCTAGTGCCTTCATAACTACATAAGGTTCTAAATTACTTTCAAATTGAATAGTATCTAAAGATGCTATTCTTTGTTTCTGAATTAAAATAAAAATTTTTTGGTGATTTGTCATATTTGTTTATATTTGTGATGAAAAAAGTTGATTATACCCCCCAAGTGGTTTAATTGTCAGTAAATGAAGCCCCCTATTTAAAAGTAGGGGGTTTTTTATTTGGAGCTAATTTAATAACTAGCAACAATAGCAAACAAATGGGTACTGCTATAAGGAAAAAATATAAGATTTTAATAATTTTCATATACTAAAGGTTAAAAAAGTTGGTATTTATTTTCATGATTTTTTACTATCATCTTCTCATTAATCCATATCTTTAATAGCTGCTTTGCATAAGTAGTACTTTCTGCAGTCCTTTCCTTAATCTCATCAAGTATATCAGAATAAAGCATCGGGATAGTAACGATTTGACTGCAGATTCTTTTACTTTCCATTTTATCTAAATCAGATGCCTTTTTACTTGTAGGCTTTACACCATCATTATCTACTTGTTGAAATACTCCGTTAAAATTCATCAATGTTACAGGCTCAAAATCTATATCAGACCGCATAAATCTGCTAGTAAGTATATAAGTATTTTTTTCTTTGTCTTTTACTATATCCAGCGTGGATTGAGCAAACCTATCAGAATTTGCACCAATATGCCCTGTAGTACTTAAATTAGATTTGGATTGATGCAAAACGCTAATAAGGAGAATATTATACTGCTTTGTTATTTTTTTTAACCATTTAGTAAGTAGTGAGGATTCGCGTTCATCATTATAATTTACTAATAAATCCAGCAAACCATCCACAATAATAACGCTGCAGTCAGTATTCAATTCTAAATACCTTTCTATCATTTTTCTAATTATGCCACTACCATCTTCTCTAACTTGATAAGCATTAAAATAATCAGGTAAAGTAATAAGACCTGAAAATGATTTTATTTTTTTAAGATTCATATAAAAATCATAATCAGAACTTTCAGTATCAAATAAACATATCTTTCTTCTATCAGTAGGAAAATTAATTTTCATACTAAATATTTCATGATGAATAAAACTTGATGCAATAGCCCCCATCAGGTAGCTGCTTTTACCTGCTTTGGGCAACCCCGAGAAGATGCAAAAGTTAGACAATGAACCAACCAACCTACCCCCTATGGACAAAATTTTATCTTCTTTGTTCGGTTCATAATTAGGATTATATTTTCTAGCTTCAAGTAATTCATCTATGGAAAGTGGTTTTTTGTCAGTAAGTTGTTCCATTTAGATATTTTGAAGTAAGGCACAAAGTAAAAAGGCTATTAATAAAACTATTAAAGCCTGTAAATTTTTATTGTATAATAGTTGAAATATTTTCTTTTTCATCTTGTAAATCATTTAATTGTTTAAAAAATTCATCTGCTATTTCTCTAGCCCTTTGTATCATGAAATCATCAGGAAAAAAATTATCACATTCACCTGTTCTCTGCATCATGGGTGTTATTAACATTAATACTGCATATTCATATTTTGTAAATCCTGAAATAGGGCTAAAAAATCTACCTAAAGAATCCTGCATTGGCATACATGGCAAAGCAGGTGCATTTTTTTCTATTTTCATATAGCGTAATTTGTTTTTAAATTAAAAAATATAGTGATTTCATCTTCTTCAAAAAAAACATGGGAAAATATATCTTGTAATAAGTATGCATCATTATAACTTATTTCTATATTTCTTAACCAATTACCTTGCATA